GTTCTGGGGGGGGGTCGGTAGACTTCCGACCCACCCCCCCCCAGCTCGTGCGCTGTCGCGCGCGGCGCGCACCCGGCGCTCAGTCCTTGCTGTTGTCGTCATCAGCCGGCGGCGTGCTACGGCTCGCGCCGGTGCCCGTCGCCCCCGGTGCCGTACTGGTCGCACCGGCGCCTGTCGCCCCGGATGCCGTGGATGTTTTCTCACGAACGGCCGCAATGAGTTTGCGAACGGCTTCGCGGACGCGTGAGTCCGGGTTCCCCTGTTGGATTTGTTTCTCGATCTCTTGCAGTTCGTGTTCGTTCATGACGCGTTTGCTCCTGTCGTGTCTTACGATCGTGGCAGCGTTTGTTCAACGCCTGCCAGTTGCTGGGATTCCAGAACAATTCAGCGTTACCGCCGTGTGGGATGCGATGGTCGACAACGGTGGCCGGGCGGGGCATCGGCAATACCTGGCACTCTGCGCACTGGCACAGGGGATGTTCAACGAGGAAACATTTGGCGGCCCGTGCCCAGCGGTTCGAATAACCGCGTTGGGTGCGAGTAGGCCGCGCCGCCGTGACCGCCCGCCATCCTGGCGAACGATACGGCGGCGGGCGATAAGGCATGGGGTAGGAAACAGCGCTCGGGAAAAGACTGCCGTTATCTGTTCCCGTTACTTGCAACGTCACATCGCGGGTAATGTTTTGTTGCCCCGGTGGGACAGCAACGGCAGTTTGACCGGCTTATAACACCGAATGGCGCCACTGTTCAACCGCTGGCATGAGACAGGAGTAGAGCGAGCTGTGAACGGCCAGCATCCGGGTGCGATATTCCAGCCGACACAGACCGAGGCGCCGATAGCGATTCGTCATAGGCTCATCCTCGCTTGAGCAGTAGTGGACCCATACGAGGCGGCGCATGCGTTGCGGGAGTTGAGCGATGGCGCGATCGATCGCGAGCAATTGATCCTCGCTCAAGGACAGTCCACCGCCGCTCGCATGCTTCGGCAGTTCGAGCAGACCGGAGTACGTGCCGCACCCGAGCCGATCGGCGCCGTAGATCCAGGCCGCCCACGCGAGTAGCAAACGTTCCGCGAATTCACATTCTTCGGAGATATCCGTATCGTCGGTGATGTCGATCTCGATGGCGTGCATGGCTACCGTAGAACGGATTCGCGCGGCGTGCATAGCGGTCCCCAGGCATGCGTCCACCAGTACAGCACGACGGTGCTGACGATGACCATGAGGATCACGATGGTCTGGCAACGCGCGCGGCGATTCATCCATGCCAATCCTCATAACGACTAGCGCTGTTCCAAGGCCGCGTCGAGCAGATCCAGCGGCCCCTGATCGGTGACGATGCCATCGCGCCGGCTGCTCGCGACGCGTAACGCCGCCGCCTCGATGCGCTGGAGTCTGTGCAGCTCACGGACCGCTTCGGCGAAATCATCCGCGAGCTGGCGCTTGATGCCATCGGCGCCGGTGTAGCTGTAACTCTCTAGCCGTCCAATCAAGTCCATCATGCTGACTCCCGCGTATGTTTATCCGCACTGACCGCGCGCAGGTCCGACAGCGGCAACACCTCGATGCCCTCGGTCAGTGGGCGTTCACGCAAGAAGACCAGTTGCGTTGGCGATTCGGCCAAGATGCGGTCAACGTGCATCGCGACGAGTTGAAATCCCAGCTTCGCCAGCCGATAGCGTTCCGTCGGTGTGAACCACGTGTGAATTTGCTGCTCAGTGCGACAGCCACAGCCGAAATGCGCGCCGCCGTATTCGCGTTGCAAACGTCGCACGCGGCGCCCGAGGTGTGGGAATTCCTCTAGCCACGTCATGGGCGGCGGTGGCCCGAACGAATCGCACCACACCGCGCTGAACCCAGGACGATACGGCCCGCGCCCCTCCGCATCCTGCACGCGTAAGATTCGCGGTCTCATGCGAATAGCCTGCCTTGTGCTTGCGCCCGCCCTATCCGCTCGCATGCGATATCAAAATATCGCTCGTTCAATTCGACGCCGATAAAGGGCCTGCAAAGATTCGCGCAGGCCACGCCCGTGCTTCCGCTGCCCATGAATTGGTCACAAACGGTGCCGGACGTCATAGCGACACACCATGCCATGAGCGCGACGGGCTTTTGCGTCGGATGAATTTTTCCTTCTGCCGCGAGCTGTCCGCGTGAGTAGTTGAATGCTCTTACGGGCTGATCCAACGTGGTCCAAGCAAGTTCGCAGTGTCCGCTGCTGAAATCTCGCTGCAGCTTGTCCCACACGAGCCAACCGCGTGAGGGCGGAAACGGGTAATAGTTCCCTCCCCATACGATCGCTTGCGTAAACCGCGTAAGTGAGTCGACAAGACCGGCCACCGGCGCTTGGTCCCATGCCATGCCCTCCGCTATCAACGGCCACTGAGGGCCGTTCTGCCATTTCGCATCGCCGAGCCCATAGGGCGGATCGGTCACGATGGCGTCAATTCCTTCGATGCTCGGCAGGATCTCGCGGCAATCGCCCAGATATAACGTCGCATTTTGCAATGTCACGACGCGATGTTTCATCGCGAATGTTCCTTTTGCCAGCCGCGCGATTCCAACACCTGCGTCAGGTAGCGGATCGCGTGGCCGTGTCGTACGTGATCGGTCGTGAAGCGCAGAACGTGATAGCCGAGGTAGGCTGCATCATTCGCCTTGTCGATGTCACGCAGGATTGCGCTCGGATGTGAGTGCGCGCCGCCGCCACGACGCCAGATGCCGCCGTCGATCTCGATGAGTAGCCGATACTCGGGATACGCAAAATCAGCCTCCCACTTGCGCCCGAGGACTTGCCGCGCGAATAGAAATCTTCGCCTGATCGCGGGCAAGCCGGAGGCTTTCACCACGAGCGCGAATGTATCCTCGCTGGATTGACCATGCTGCGCGTGTCGCTGCGCGCGCATCCATGCGCGCCCGACCACGGAGGTCGTGACGGTGCCGGCCAGTGTGAGCTGTCGCGGCGCTCTCATCGCGGTGGCTCGATGCTCGGGGTAATGTATATTTCAATTTCCACGCGGGCGCGTTGTTGCGTCATGTGCAGTCCGCCGCTCGTGCACGCGCCGACCGTCCACGGGCCGGGCAACAGATCAAACAAACGTTTCGCGGTCTCCAGACAACGTGCATCCGGCGGCGTCGCGTCGTAGCCATCCCAGCCGCGCGGTAACTTGCGCAATCGTGAGAAGTGATCCATGGATTACTCCAGCCGCGCCCGGTAGTCATCGAGCGTCACTCCGAAACGTCGTGCGAACCACGTGCCCCATGTCACGCGCCGCCACTCGCCGTCGAGGTCGCAAACAAGCGGCGTCAGTTCGTCGCGATGTTTGTACGCGAAGCGCGCGGCGAAGTACTGCAGCCGTGCCAGCTCCGGCCACGAAGAAACATCACGCATAGGGGATCTCCTCGACGCGTACGCGGAATCCGGGGACGCCGCCGACGGGATCGGCGGGAATGTCGACCGCGACGCAAACGTCGCCGCGATACACGTACGTCCAGTTGCGATACTGCGCCGGCGTGAGTGTGCGATGTGCGATCACGAAATCGCACAAGCGATACTGAGGCAAGGGACCATGCTGTCGGATGTAACTCATGCGGCTCACGATGGCCGCGAATTGCGGGAACGTCGGCGGGTGGACGGGGTGCTCGATTTTGATTTCTGCCAGCGCGCGCGCGATCACATCGGCGGAGCATTGCTCGATCGTTTCGCGCCAGTCCGGCGGCGGTTGCGTGCCGAACTGATCCAGCAAGCGCGCGCCGTACCAGCTCGCAAGACGCTTCCACAGTTCGCTTGCGGCGCTCGTGCTATTCGCGAAATGTTTGCTATTTGCCATCGACGGCTCGCATCAATCGATCGTATCGAGTTGCTTCCGGTGCCGTGGCTTCGCGATGTGCCGCGCGTGATTCCAGCGCGCGCATGCGACAGCGCCAAACTAATTCCCAATTCACCTTCCGACCGCGTGCCCCCGGTACGGCTCGCCAGAATTCGACAAACTCCAACGTGCCGGCGTGCACGTCCACGCGCGGTGCATGTTCGCTCGCCCAAGCGCGCATTGCGCTCGTCAGGTGAAACGGTTCAGGGATTCTGACACCGCGCTCTATCCGCGAAAATTTATTTTTCGCGACTAGAGAGCTATCAGGTAGAGAAGGTCTATCAAGTACAGATGAGCTATCAGATAAAGACTCTGACTCTGACGTCTTATTCTTATTCTTACTCTTAAGATGCTTGAGGCTGGCTTGAGCAACCCTTGAAGGGTGGCTTGAAGCCGGGCTTGAAGGGTGGCTTGAAGCCTCGCTTGAGTCGATTCGTGATTTATCACGTACTTGAGCCGATGCGAGGCCCCCTCGTCTGCCTGATGTCACGTACCGTGCATGTCTGTATACGCACTGTATACGGACAGATTTTTGCACATCGTTTGTCATACAACCGGGCGCATCCACGGTAAATTTCGTTTGGACTCGCGGCCATGCGCGTTTAAATTCACGCGACGTTACACGTGCGATCTTGATCAATGTTTGCTGATCGGTCGGCAATGAACCCAGCAACCACTGGGCATCGAGCAGCTCTCGGTAGAGTCCGCGCTCTAACAAAGACCATCCGCGCGTCTCGGTTGCGAATGATTCGGGATACCACGGCAGCATGGGCAAGCGCGGGTCAGTGGGCATTCGGCGCTGTCCTAGAGTTATATAGCGTTATCGGTGCGTGTCGTGCCGCGCGTCCGTCGTGCAGGCACTGTGGGGACGGACAGGGGCAAATGTTTCTTGCGTTCCGTGCGTCGCACAGACTCCAGTGCACGCCGCAAGTCGGCCCCAGTGAGGGGGCGTCCTCGGCTGTAAAGATGCTGTTGAACTTTCAGCGCGCCGCGCGTGCGCCGCTGTAGGTACATCGCCGCCCAGTAGGGAATAACCGGGCCCCATTTGTAGACGGCGACGGTTGACACATCGAGTTCACGAGCGACCGCGCGACCGCCCGCGTAATGCGCAATGACATCAACTTTGAGCATGGGGAAAACGTTAAGCGCGGTTAGTAACAGCGCGCAACTCGCGCCGTCTTTGCCGGTTTTTTTGATCGCGGTCGTTTGTTTGTTTATCAGTGCATTGGCGCTGCAGTTGACACGTTCACGCGGGCTCGATGAACCGCGTCGGAGCCCCACGTTGCGCACGGACCATTCGCCGATGCACTGCTATAGTTATCATGTCCACCGCGCGCCCTTGAGTGCACAACGCGCGCATATATGTGCGGATGTGCCGATCACGCCGGTTGACGCGCGTTTGTAACTCGCGTTATGACTATCGCCCTCGCCTTCGAACGTACGGACACGTCACATGACACTCACTGCGCGACAAAAAGCCGAACGCCTCACGGGCGTCGGTGCGAGTGAAGTCCTGGCCGCCCTCGGGAAAGATCCCCGCTGTACGCCGCTTGTGTTGTATCAACGCAAGACCGGTGAGAGCACTGCGCCCGAGCTAGAGAATGATCCGCGCGTGCATTTTGGAACCTTGCTCGAACCCGTGTTGCGTCAGGAATTCGCGCGCCGCTCCCACTTGCGCGTGATTCAACGACGCAACACGTTGCGACATCCGACGGCGCCGCTGGTCGGTCATCTCGACGGATGGATTCCGGCGCGCAAGTGTGGGCTGGAAATCAAAACGGCGGACCGATACGAGGCGGACGATTTCGGCGAGGAAGATACCGACCAAGTTCCGCTGCGATACTTTTTCCAGTGTTCCGCCTACATGGCGATCACCGGCGCCGCCGAATGGTTTCTGGTCGTGTTGATCGGCGGGAACGACTATCGCCAATATCACCTAACGCGTCAGCCCGAGCTGGAGGACATGATGCTGACGGCGGTGCATCGCTTCTGGTGGCATGTGGAACACGCGTCGCCGCCCGCACCGATCACGCCCGAGGACGTCCGTTTGCGGTGGCCGCGTGATCTCGGAAGCGCCATCCTCGCGACCGATATGATCATCGGCACCACCGCGCATCTGAGCCAATTGCGTCACGACTTACAAACATTACAGCGCGAATATGACGAGGATCTTGTCAGCGTCCAGAAGTTCATGGCGGAGAATGCCGAGCTGGTCGGCCCCGAGGGCCGTCTATTGGCCACGTGGCGAACCGCGCGCGCGTCACGACGCCTCGACATCAACGCGCTCACGAAAGATCATCCTGAACTAGCGGCGCAATACATGCGCGAGATTCCGGGCTCGCGTCGTTTTCTACTCAAGTAAACGAAAGGAAGTTTTTCCATGGACGAAGAACCCGCATTAGAACCCTGCCCCGGCTGCGGTGCCTTGATTCGTTGGGTCGATGGCATCGCGTTAGATCCCGGCGAAGGTACGGTGCGCGCGCATCGGGACCGGTGCGTTCATCCCGATGCAGTAACCGTTCGACGCGTGGCCCGCGCTGATCTCGACGGCGGAGGAAGTGCCAATGGCTAGCGGTTACAACGTCAGCGGGCGCGGCGATCTAGATACGCTGTTCATGGCGCGGCAGAGTGCCGCGCGGGCGAATGTCGGCTTCACGGTTGCAGGCGTTGATCTCGCGTCGCGCTTCGAGCCGATCGGCAGCGCGACGCCGATTGCCGCGACTGGGTTCCGTGCGGTCTCTGCGGATCTTGCGACGCTGTTTCGTGACATCAATCAGCCACTGCAAGCCGTCCAGATCAATGACGCCACATTGGACGCCGTAAACAATTCGATTGTTTGTCAGGCAGCGTACTCGCTCAATCAAAATGGTCACATCGACACGACGGTCATCGCCGGCGCGAATCCCGATCTGGGCAATTGGATCACTCCGGTATCCGCTGCGCCCGGCAGCTATCGCGCACGCGCTACACAGGTGTCATCTGCCGGCAGCGGAACCAAGATCGGCACGCTGGCCAGCTGGCTGGCAATCAGCAGTAGCCCGAGTTGGGCGCTGGATACCACCTCCGCGGATCAATCGCAGTGGGTCCTAACAATCGAGATCGACAACGGCGCCGGCCTCGTTCTTGACTCCTGCCAGCTGACATTGCGGGCGCGCTGGGGCGTGTGAGGTGATGAAACATTGCAGTTACAGTTCGACGCGTGGCCCACGCCGACCTAGCCGGCGTGACTTCCGAGGGCGGCCCGGTCCCTTCGGTCACGTGACTGGGCGCCCGCCGCGAGTTTTTCCATTGATTTCCTCGCGGCGGGCATCTTTTTTTTGTTTGTTTGGCCCGGCCGGGCGCGGCTCGGCTCGGCAGGGCTTGGCGTGGCTGAGGCGGGGGGTCCATTGACCAACGGCGGAGGAAACATTGCATGGCGGCGCGTACACAAGTTCAAGCGACGAAGTTAAGCGACGAGCTATTGCGGCTGGAACAGCAGGTAACGAGTGTCCTACCCGCGCATGTCGGGATGAATAAATTTCTGCGCGTGGTCGCCACCGCTTGGCGTGCACCGGAGATTCGTCGCGCGAATCGTTTGTCTCTGTTCTCCGCTGCAATCAAATGCGCGCAAGACGGACTACTACCCGACGGCCGCGAGGCCATTTTTACCGTATATAAAACCAAGGACCGCGCCACCGGTAAGGCGGTCGAGGTCGTTGAGTATCAACCGATGTGGCGCGGCATTCTCAAGAGCGTGCGCAATAGCGGTCAATTGTTTTCCGTCTCCGGCAATGCGGTGTTTGAGCGCGATGAGTTCCAATGCTGGACCGACGATGCCGGTGACCACATCTTGCACAAGCCGAATCTGTCCGCGCCGAATCGCGGCGCGGTGTGCGCGGCGTACTCGATCGTCAAAACGACTGACGGCGGCGTGTATACGGAGGTGATGACACGCGAGCAGATCGAACAAGTCCGCGCGTGCAGTAAGAGCAAAGACGGCCCGGCGTGGTCGCGTTGGTACGATGAGATGGCGCGCAAAAGCGTGTTCCGGCGCTTGAGCAAACGCTTGCCGATTTCCTCGGAGCTGGAGCGCGTACTCGCCCGAGGTGATGCAGCGATGTCATCGAGCGACGCAACGCGTGTCGAGCGCAGCGGCGCCGAGGCGGCCCGGCATCTGCTCGCGTCCGCTCTCGATGACAACGCGCCTACCACCACCACGGAGGAAACATTGCCGGCGCCGCGCTTCGATGAGGCGAGCGCGTTGGAACATCTGAGCGCGGCGCGTGACGCACAGCAGTTGCGCGATGCGTGGATCGATATTACGACGGACTACTACGACAACAGGAATATTGAAGTCCCGTTAGCTGTCGAGGCGCATTTCAAAGATCGGCTGGAAGGCTTCACGCAGCAACCCGAGTCCAGCGATTGACTCTACTTTCACTCAACCGAGCGCACCCCTTATGAAACCGAAATCACGAACGGAATCGATCGGCGCCAGCAAAGCTACTGGCAACGGCAATATGCAAACGTATGCGGTCACCATTACTGGCCGCAATCCGTTACTCATGCATCACGACAATATCGAATGGGCCGATGAAATGGCCGAATGGCGCACCGTGCCGGAGAATCGCAAAGGCAGTAAAGCGGGCGATGATCGCTCGCCAGCGTGGCGTTGGCTCGGCGCGCTGTATCACGACGGCGAACGCATCGGCATCCCGGCAGCGAACGTAATGCGCGCGATCATGGAAGGCGGTGCGCTCGTGCCGGTGCCCGGCGGTCGCAGCGGGAAAACCTTTCGGTCGCAGACTCAGAGCGGCATGCAAAGCGTGGAGCCCTTCTGGCCGCTGCGCATCGATGACGAGGAAATTCGCTGGGCGGATATCGCGCCGCTCGCCGGGGAGTCGAAGTTCATCACACAGAAGAATCGGGTTCGTGACTTGGGATTCGGTCTGCTCGTCAAGCGCGCGAAAATCGGCGCGACGAAGCACGTGCGCGTGCGTCCGATGTTTGCGCCCGGCTGGACCATCAGCGGCGCCCTGCTTGTATGGGATGAGCAGATCGATGCGCGCGCGTTGCAAACAATCCTTGCCTACGCGGGCCAGTACAAAGGGCTTGGCGACTGGCGGCCCGGCAGTCGCACGCCGGGCCCGTATGGAACATTTGAAGTAGAGCTTTCTGCCGCGTGATTAGACAAGGCGCCGCCGGGCACGGCGGGGCATGGCGGCGGCCGGGCTCGGCAAGGGGTCCAATGACCAACTGCAATGTTTCCTATTTGATCCGGGCACGGCTCGGTAAGGCAACGCCAGGCATGCGCGTGGCATTGCGCGGCTCGGTAAGGCAAGGGGTCAAATGACCAACGGCGGCGAATGTTTCTTTTCGGCCGGGCAAGGCTCGGCAGGGCAGCGCCCGGCAAGCGCGGGGCTTTGCTCGGCTTGGTAGGGCAAGGGGTCCAATGACCAGCGGCGGCAATGTTTCTTGTGCGTGGCTCGGCGGGGCACGGCAGGCGCACGGCATTGCAGGGCACGGCAAGGTATGGCGCGGCGCGGGGTCCGATGACCAGCGGCGGCAATGTTTCCTTGAAATGCGGCGTGGCACGGCGGTGCACGGCCGGGTCGGGCAGGCGCATGGCTCGGCAAGGCAAGGTCGGGCAAGGGTCGGGCGTGGCGTGGGGTCCAATGACCAACGGGCAGCAAATGTTTCTTTCGCGGCATGGTACGGCATGCCAAGGCGAGTCAAGGCGAGGCGAGGGGTCCGATGACCAGCGGCAAGCGAATGTTTTTTTGCGGGGCTTGGCAAGGCGTGGCCTCGCTTGGTTTGGCTCGGCGAGAGCAAGGCAAGGGGTCCGATGACCAGCAGCGGCGTCAATGTTTCTTTCTGGCGCGGCTCGGCTCGTCTAGGCAGGTGCTCGGCATGCCATGGCCCGGTCGGGCGTGGCGTAGGCAAGGGGTCAAATGACCAACGGCGGTGCAAATGTTTGTTTGGGGCGAGGCGAGGCAAGGCTCGGCACGGTGCGACGACGGCATGGTACGGCGAGGGGTCCAATGACCAACGGCGGCGGCAATGTTTCTTCGCGTGGCCGGGCTCGGTCAGGCTAGGCGCGGCCGGGCGCGGCTGGGCACGGATGGCTCGGCAGGGCGAGGGGTCCAATGACCAACGGGCAACAAAATGAGCGAACAGAAACAATATTATTCCTTTCGTGACGGCTTGCCGACGGCGCCCGATGTCACGGCGATTCAACAGCGCTGGCCAGACTTGCGCGTCGGCGACGAAATACCCTATTCGGAGATAGCCGCCCTCCTCCAGATCGACATAGGCTCGCCTAGATTCAAATCGGTGACGCATGCGTGGCGCGAACGAGAGCGCGAGCAATCGCGCGTCATCGAATGCGTTCGCTCGCGTGCATTCGTGGTCGCATCCGCCGAGCAGGTATCATCGGCCACTCATGAAGTAATGCGCGGTATTGCCCGCAAGGCGCGACGCCAGCGCACCAAGCTGGTGACAGTCAGAACCGAGGATGATTCCTTGCGCACTGTGCTGTTACATCATGCCAATCTCATGCACACAATCGAGCGCGAATCGCGCCGGCAGCGGATGAACTTGATACCGGCCAGCGTGGCCACCGTGCCGCAGATGTCGCCGCCCAAGTTAACGCAGGAGGCAGACCATGGTCAGGATAGATAACCCGCAGAATATTTCGCTGTCGATGTTTGAAGACATCCATGGCATCTGGGCAAAGCGATGGTGCTTTGTCGCGCGTGTCCGCGTGGAATTCAACGACGGTCGGGAACCGATGTTTCTAACGCCGGCAGAGTACAAGGCCCTGCCCGCGATCGTGACCGCCGCGATTTGCCGCGCGCCATCGAGCCCGCCGGCGGTGCCCGCGTGAGTACGTATGTCATCCGGCTCATCGGGTTGGCCAGCGGAGCGCCGCCGCCGTGGCCGGATGGAGTAACGCGGTACGTACGCGCTTACTGCGCTGACGGATTCGGCGGGCGCGGTATGCTCCAGGTAACGGACCGTATCGATGAGGCGCGCCAGTTCGCCAGCGTCGGCGACGCGATCGACTGTTGGCGCGCCGTCAGTCAGACGCATCCGTATCGAATGGACGGGCGCCTCAATCGACCGATGACCGCGTTTAGCGTGGAGCTGACGCCGCTGGATCGCGCGCGCGACACGCAGTCCACCGCCGACACCTCTGCTGCTCCTGTTGCCGTCAAACGTCCGGCCCGCTCATGAGCAGCATCCAGCGCTCGGCAGTCTTCGCGGTGCCATTGGCGGAGGCGGCGCGTATGGTGGGTGTCACGCGCGCAAAGTTTTATTCGTTGTATGTTCGATCCGGACGCGTGCGACCTATCACACAGGGGCAATCACGCGTGATCGACGTTGAGGAACTGCGCGCAGCATATGAGCAAATGCGGGACGAATCCCGGCAAGGATGATTCACGATGAGTAGGCAAAGCGATGGAGTCATCGAAATCGTTGCGCAGATGGCGCCGATTCTCTCGGGTCATCCGCCCGAGATACAAGGCGCGGCGCTCGCGGATCTGCTAGCGATCTGGCTCGCCGCGCACCCGGAAGAATTGCGTGCGGCGGTCTTGCGAGTCCATCTCGAATACGTCCACCAATTGGTTCCACTGAATGCAACGCTGATTAAACTGCAAAGCTGAAATGCCATGCTACTCGACACGAAAGAAGCCGCGAAGTATTTGAAATTAGGCCGCAGCACTCTGCACAAGCTCCGCCAATCCGGCGGTGGTCCGGCCTTCAGCAAGTTAGGGACGCGTGTTGTTTATGAATTGACCGATCTGGATGAATGGGCAGCGGCACGCCGCTGCACATCCACCGCCGATTATGCCGCGCGTCAGGCGCGGCGCCGCTGAAGCGGAATGACGTTGGTTTGTTTCTTCTTGGGTGTGTCGGGCGGTACATCCGGCGCGGCGTGCGATTGCAGAAACCGCCCCACTGTATCCACGGCCTTCTGTTTTGGTTTGTTGCTCAATGCCATGTAAACCCGGCCGGTCACCGAGGATTTATGGCCGAGGGTTGCGCCCACTTGTTTCTCCGAGAATCCGTCATCGCCGAGCCAGGAGCCGAACGTACGGCGCAGATCATGCACGGTAATGTCGGGGAAGCCTGCGCGCGTGCGGATACGATCCCAGGCCTTATTAACTTCCGAGAGCGGGCGCCCTGATTTGTAGCCGCAGAAAATATAGGGATTATTGGCCAGTCGTTTTAAGCCTGATAACCACTCAAGCGCATAGTCGGACAGCGGTACAGTGCGGTCAATGACGACTTCTTGTTTGTTCTGCGACTTCGTACCGCGAAAGGTAATCGATGCCGGCGCGGTCAGTCGCACGTTTTCCCACTTCGCCGTGCGCAACTCCGTCTTGCGGCAGCCGAGTGAAATGAGCACGTGAAAGAATGCCCGCATATAGGGATCGGTGGTCGCGCCGCGAACATTGCGGAACGCCGCGCCGTTGCCGGCCTTCAAGTCCTCGTGTCGCTTCGGCGATGTTTCCTCCGCAATCGCATCAACGAAAGCGGGCCAGTCCTCTTGCTCGATGCGGATTTGCCGATCTTTCAGCTTGAACTTTTTAATCCCGGCGCAGGGGTTGCGGACGTCCAAGCGATGCTCCGTTGGCGTCTGCCCGCGCGCCTCATCGTCGGAGAAAATCCGCCAATAGATCGCGGCGGACAGATCCGCAAATATCAAATTGGCTTGCGCGCGGCTGCGCTCGCCGTTCTTCTTGAGCCATGCACGCACTTCCGGCCGCGTGAGCGTACGCCACGGACGCTCGCCGAGTTCCTTGTACAGATAGAGCTTCGCGCGCGCCCGGTTAGCGTCGGGATCAGCGTGCGGCGTACTCGTGAGCCATGCTTCGTGGAGCTGTTCAACCGTATCGGTTTCCGCGTCGAGCTTCCGCGCCTTCCGATCGGCCAGCGGGTCGACCGCTTCCACGCTAAGCAGCCTGCCGAGTCGGATGCGCGCGTCCTGTTCCGCTTGTTCTACCGTCATGACGCCGTAATCGGCCAGCGTCATCAACTTCTCGCGGCCGTCGGGCGCGACGTATCGCAGCACCCACGCTTTCGCGCCGCTCGGATACAGCCGCAGGCCCAGCCCTTCCGGGTCGGTGTGCCATCGGATGTCCTTGGTCTTGCGCGCGGCGTTGCCTTCATACTGCGCCTTCTTTACGTACACAGCCGTCAATCGGATCGATGTGCGTTTACCCATTTTTCGAACGTCTCTAGTGCTAGTCAGTGAGGGGTCCAAGAGTCCGCCAGGAGTCCGCACTTGAACGGACAACCGGTGGCCCGGCAGAACACCCGGCGGACGCAAAGCCTATAAATACAGGGGTTTTATCCTGCCGGGAGCAACCGATAGGATACCAGAATACCGGGACCATATGACTCTTAATCAGTTGGTCCCGAGTTCGAATCTCGGACAGCCCACCATTTAAATTCAATGACTTGCGTGGTATTGGCCCGGTAGGCCCGCTTCGAAGAGTCCGTCTAGAGTCCGGACTTCACCGCTTTGCCTGCGCCACTAGCCAGGATGCACCCAACGCCTCGAAACGTTGCAGGGTGGGCGCCGGGGGGATCGGAGCCCTTTAGCAGGGGGCCGGATCATCATATCCAATAAAGAAAAGTGACAACCCCCGACCCCCCGGCGCTTACCTACTAGACCGGCCTAAGCGATCCGGGTTGCCCCCCCCCAGCTCCGCCCGCAGCTGTTCACGGTCGCGCGGGTTCATCAGCTCAAGCAGCAGATCGAGCAGCAGATCAGCGTCACTGCCCGCCAGCGTTGACAACGGCACCGCGTCATCGCCCGCCAGGGCCGACGGGCTCATCTGAAGCAGCAATTCACGCAAGTGTATCGTCAGAGCGCGCAGGTGCAGTTCCGATCCCGCAGCGGCGCGCTGTCGCACGTGATCCACGGCGGCGTCATCCGGCCAGCCGTCCATTCGGCAGATTTTCCACCGGCGCCCGGTCTGGCACACATCCCACTGTTCCAGGCTCGCGGCGCGTGAATCCTCCATCGTCCAATCATCCGGCCGGGTCCGGTTCATTTGCCTTTTTCCTCGATTACTGGCGGTTTTTTTTCGAGCGTAGTGTGACGCGGAACACATTGCAACGCCGTCCTATCGTTAACCGGTACGGTTAGCGCAAGCGGCTTGCGCTACAATGGCCGCGTCCCCCTTTTACAGGAGCAGAGGTAAATTGCAGTACGAGATCGAAATCGATGACTTGACCACGGCCACGCAGATCACGGCCACGCGCGGCACGCTGGAAGAAGCAATCCTCCACGCGTGTCTGATCGTGCATATGGACCCCTCCACCATCGCGCGATGCTATGAGCATTTCTCCGCGGGCCATGTCCTGTTCGTTTATGAGCGCGGATTTAAAACTTGTATCATCACGAGGATTGATGAATGACACTTTCACAGGCAAAGGCGGAGGCGCGCCGGTTCAGCCGGCGTTATTCCGTGTGGTACGTCGTAGAGACTTCCCCCGGCATTTACGAGTCCTACGCTCACTCCACGGACGACGCGCGGACGGTCGCATGCTTCATGAATGGCGAGCTGTGGATCGAACCCGCGCCCGATGTTGAAGCAAAATCAAGCAAATCCCAAGGCAAAGGTAAAGGTAAAGGAATGAAAGGCAAAACGGTGCAATACTGCGGCAACGCTTGGTGCGGTAAGGCGCTCCCCGGCCCCTACGGCACCCCCGGCGTCTCTCTTGCACGCCATGATAACAAGACGTTGCTGTGTTCCGACTGCGGCACCCGCGAAGCGCTCGCGGATCTGGCCAAGCGCGCCCCCACCAAGAAAAAAAGATCATCCAAATAAGGAAACAATAATGTTTAATTCTGACGAACTATCCCGGCTAGGAACACACCTCATGACTCTCGTCGGCGTCTATATCGACAATGCACGCGAGTTGCGCAAGATCGACCCGGACAAACCCGAGCAGGCACATCTGCGTGCGATGTGGACCAAGGACGCCGCCCAGCAGATGGCGGCGCGGTACGATAACCAGCTCAGGGAAGTGCGAGTGCTGCTCGATCGCGTCGGCTCATACGGTGATGGTGATCGCGTGGTGTTGATCACGCGTGAGCAGCGCTGCACGGTATTAGCCGCGCTGGCCTTATGGATCAAACTCAACCAGTGCGATCCGGAATATCGCGCCGACGATATAGATGAAATCGCGACCGATTATCAAAATGTCGGGAATCTGGATTCCGAGGAATGCGCGGAGCTGTGCCAACTGTTCGACAGCGCCGAGCCTGCGCCCCGGCCCGTTGATGAGGTGAAGGAATGAAGCGCAACAGAACCGATGATCCGCTCGGCATAATGCGCGGCTTGCGACAGATCCAAGACACCCCGACCAAAAAGGACCAGCGCAAGGCGAAGCGACCCGCAGGTGATAAGAATGCCCTCGACCAGATCCAGGCATTAATGAATGCTACCGAATGGGATTCGGACACGACTAGCGAGATCGCGCGAATCGTGATGGCAACCGGTCGGACTATCCGCGAGCCGAACGAACCGGACGAGGACGGCAAACCGAGTCCGATCTCTGCTTATCTCGCCGAAATCGGTGCGACTGGCGGCGCGGCTAAAGGGGCGGTGAAAAAGCGCGGCTCCAAGAAACATTACCGCGAGATGCAGTTACGCGCGGCAGCCACCCGCAAAGCTAATAACGCCGCGCGCAAGGCGAAGGAAGATCCGACCAAGAAATAAAAACGTTTCAGCCGCCGCCGGGGGGCGCATCCCCCTCGGCGGTGGCATCTCCCCACTTCCCCCCCAGCGGAATCATAGACCGCCGCAGATTCGTCAGCGCCTTTCCCCATAAACGCTGCGTGTCCTCGATCGATAACTCCATCCGCGCGGCCACGTCCGACCACTGCATCCGCCCCTGGTCGCGTAGCGCGATTACGCGCTGTTGTTCTAGCGGAAGCGTCGTGAATGAATCGAGCATGTGCGCGCGCTCGGCGTCATTCAATCGGACCCTCGGCACCCGGTTAAGCGGCGATGTTTCTAGTCGCTCATAGATACTGTCGGTCCCCATTTGTTCTAGTGCTGCCCGCTCGGCCGGGCTAAGTCCGCCCAGGTGCAGCATTGCCGCCGCCGTCGCCGGGAGTCGCGATTCAAGGTATCCGTGGATCGCCTTGAGCATCTTGGCCTCGTCCGGTACATCTGCGGCGTTGCAGCAATCATCCGGTCGGTGCTTTTCCAGGGCAATGAAAATCGCCCGTCGTAGATCGATCATTAGAATCCTCCGGTGCGGGTTGTCCGTAATATGAACTTTGCCCCCCCAGATAGACCGGATCGAACCGCGCGAATTACCCTCATCCCCCACCGGGCCGAGCTGGTCTCATGCACTCATATATATATGTATCCAGCGGCCCGCGCTGATACGGGCGGATTGACGCGCATTAGTAACTGTGGTTAGTCTCGCGCCCGTTAAGGAATGATTCAGCGCACAAGCCTCACGGAGTCAGTAAGAGAGGGTTTGGCAAATGGGACGCCCCTGCATCATCGCAGACTGCGATGAACTCGTTTCCGATCGGTCACGCCTCGACGCGTGCAAAACATGCCGCGCCGCCATCAATCGTTGGAAGAAGCGCCGCCCGGCGCAGATCCTAACCCGACGACAAACGCTGAATAAATACAACGCCCGACTGACGCCGTTGGTTGACGACACAGTCGTGGTCGTGAAATCCCAACGTCAGCGCGAACGGCTGGAGGAAGACGATACACAGTATATATATATCACCCGATCTCTCATGCAACCCAAGCGGGCTGGCAAGCCCTCGATGATCCATTAAATAAAGGAATGAACATATGAACACCTCGACCACTCCGTCACCCAAGATCAAACCACTCAATGGCGCCGGCAAGACGCACGACACCGGTAAGAAGACCGCGCCGAAGACGCCAGAGAAACCGCGCAACCCGCGCGCCGTTCGTTATTCAGCCGAGTTCAAGGCCACGGCGGTGCGACGCGCGCGAGATGGCGAACCAATCTCGACGATTGCGCGCGAAATGGGGACGACGGACTTTAGTGTTTATACATGGCGCAAACAGGCTGACGCGGCCGCGCCAGTGGTGGGAAGAAAGGACAAGGACACACCGCCTGGTCTCGCGCCGGCGACGGCCGTCGTGATCGCGGCGCCGACGACGGTGACGCCGCCTTGCGTGCAAGATGCCATCGGGCTACTGAGCAATGCTTTGCGTGAGTATGACTCGACGCGCCCCTGTGATTTGTCGGAAGGCCAATCGCTGGTCATCCTTGCGCTACGAACCCTAGAGCGTGGTTTTAACAAACGGCGGCGCATCTCGTCATAAGCCTCACTATCGCGCCGCCGTTTTTTGTTTCCCAGATAGAGGACATTTGTTTTATGGAACGGCCGCAGACCCCGATTGACGAACGGCGACTGACCGCCATTATGGACGGCGCGCAGTGGAGCGCAGGCGAAATGCAGCTGATAGTCGCGGAGCTGTTGATCTGGCGAACGATCGAACGAGAATTGCGGCGCCTCGGGCTGCATCCGCTCGACATGGACTGCCGTGTCCACCGCTCCAGCGTCCAGTGATGTGTTGCCGCCGCAGCTAGAAGCGCTCGTGTTGGAATATTTGCATCACGTAAGCGTCATTGTCTGGCTGCGGCGGCTTTGGATCACGGCCTCATTCATCGCGTATGTCGGCATCCTCATCAGTCTCGCCGGCCTCGCGTTCCGGTGGTGGCCGCTACCCCACACGACCGCGCTCGTGACATTTTCATTTATTGCCGGCGCTGCCCTTCGCATCATTGCCGAGTCGGCCGCACATCAAACAATCCAGCGCGCGCGGCGCGTGGCGGCCTTGATCGCGGAGCGTATGCCGGCGGATGAAATTCCGCTTTTGCTGCTCATCCCGCCGCAGATGTTGCGGCTATGGTGGAGGCGTCGACGCGCGCGGCTTCTGTGATATCAATCGATCCGAACCGCATCGGCCGGCATCAGCGCCGCGCGCTTGCGGTCCAACCATTCCTCGAACGCGGTATAGCCTGACGGCTGAATCTCGCGTGCCGCCTCGCCGACTGTTTGCTCGTCGCTCGATGTCACGCCCGGCATGGGGTCCTCGCCTTCGGTGTGGTCGATGGTGTTCTCGTCCAGCGCGGGCATGCCGCCGATGTCTTCGGGATACAGCAGCTCGCCGCCCTGGTCCCCGGTGCCGGTCAGGCGCGCTTCGAGATGATCTAGCACGCGCTGAATCACTGGCTGACGGTGCGCCGGCCATGGCCCGACGTGTCGAGCGACGAGTCGCGCGAATTCCTCTCGATCATCGCCGATGCGCGTGACCACGAGGCCGGGCGGATGCGCGTCGGCGATGCGCGAGCTGACCATCGTTCCGGGCCCGTTCGACACCAGCGCCCCCTGCGACGAATCGTCATAGCCGAGTCCGCGATTCTCCGCGACGTAATATGTGGAGCTGTCGTTAAGAATGCCGCCGCCGCCGTCTTGAATAAAAATAGCGTCATCTGCGCCCATGGGTCCATCAATGAATATGTTCCCTTCTACGTTGGTCTTCGTAGCGTGATTGTCGATACTCGACAGCTCGATGCCGCGCTGCCAGCAGTCGTATATCAAACAATTCGCAACTGACATGAGCGGCGCACTGGTGGAGGGGTTCCGCGCTTGGTTATGAATGAATCCGCAGCGCGCGAAATTCGCGCGTGTCGAAATCTTTTCGCAGCTCACAATCGGGCCGAAGCCGTGATTATCATTCTCTAGGTTGTCTGTGTTGTTCAACCCTTCGATGAATAATGTTTGATAGAACGTGAGATCGTGACAGCCGCGAAATGCATCGCCCCCTTCGTCATTGGTCCATCCATAACACATATTCGCGTGAACGATGTTCGAGTGCTGCGGTGTCTCGCCCTCGGGAACGAAGTGGTTAACGGGGTCGCCGCGCGAATCCTGTTTGTTTTTATCCTGATACGGATACTGAAAGTTGGCAAAGTGGCTGAAGACGGTATTCTTGGCCGTAACTTGTATCAACAGCTGCGCGCCGTACACGACAATACCGGGGGCCGGCGCGGTTTCGCCGGCGACGTACAGATCGCCGCTTGTCACTTTGATGTCGCGGTCATCGTCATCGAGGTCGTGCAGGTCAATCACGCCGCTGACCCAAAACGTAACCACGCGCGGGCCCTCTGCGGTCAGTGCTTCACGAAGCGAGCCGGGCCCGTCCGAGTTGAGATTAGTGACGGCAATGTGTCTCCAGGCCCGCGCTAATCCATCGTCCGCCTCGTCACGGCCGAAGCATGCATCTGTATTCATTCCCCAGCCCGCGCCACCGGGCACGATAGGTAGTGCCGTCGGATTATTTGGTGCCCATTGCATCCCTTCCGGTTCCGGTTGCGGCGGATCAGGCGCCGCGTTCACTCCTTCGAGCTGCACGTACGCGCGGCACTCATCCGCGCGCACGCGGAAGTGGCTTGCGCCCGGCGGCACTTGTAACAACCGCTCGCCGCCAGGAAACAAAATGGAATTGGCATCGCGAGCGACGGGACCCATATCCGCCGCGCCGACGCGCAGCCACACGGGCGCGGTGGCCCGGAGGATGAGGTAACCTTGTAATGACGTCGGCAGCGGCTGGGCTCGGGAGCCGGGCGGATGCTCGGTCGCTAACGCGACCACTCGATTGCGTGTCATGTGTATCGTCCTTGGTAAATGGGGCGTGGTGAATCAGGGCGGTAATGCATCCAACACCGCGCGGCACGCAACGATTTCTGCCTCGATCCGTTCGAGCCGTTCTCGTGACAGTCGAATGTCCACGCTGCCGAGTACCAGCTCACGCACTACGCGCGCTTGTTTGTATTCGAGCAGATCGATTTTTTCCTGCGCGGCGACGACAGCGGCGGCGGCGAGGTCGGGTGGATCGGGAACAAATGTCACCGCCTGCCCGGTTTGCGGATCGATGCGCTGTGTATTCGGATCATATTCGCCTTCGATGAGCACGCACCCCGCCGGCGGCGTGTTCACCTCGATCTGTTCCGATGATCCGCGCAACATCCCGCGAATCCGTCCCGTGCCCTGCTCAACGACAGCATACGATTTCATCGTTTAATCAGTGTTCCAGTCAGGGCGATGTCGCGATAGTTCGCATCCGGCCCTGACGGATAACTGCCTGCATTCGTGCGTATGCCTAGCAACACCTGCGCGGTCAACGTCGCGCCCGCCGCCAGTGGCAAGGTGACGGAGCCGGAGCGTGGATAGGCATCTGGCGCGACGTACTTCGAAAAGTTGCCCATGCTGGAGTCTTCGCTATACGTCGCGCCGCCAGTCACCTTTAGAAACACGAATCGACTCACGCCGCTCGACTCGGCGCCGGTCAGACTCATCAACGCTTTATAAGAAACATCCGCGCCTAGTGTTTCCGGCGTCGGGTTGGTCAGCGTGATCTCGGCGAGTAAGCGCGTATCGAAGAAAGGCCCGCCGGTGGAAATCGGCGCCCAAGGTATCGAGCCGTTCGCAGGTGTGTGCTGTATCTGCGAGGTCGCAGCATTCACGCGTAACTGCGGCGTATCGAGGACCGCGAGCAATGTTCCTGGCCCGAATCGCAGCGAGTTGATCGCCGCGTCGACGTCCTTGAAGGCTCCATCTAGAAATACCGTTTTGCCCGGTGCCAACAGAGAATCGATATATGCGCCGTCTTTATAAAATCGGAAGCTCGCGCCGTCGTATGTAATCGCTAGCACCGTGGACGGGGTGTACTTGCCGGGTGTGCTGATATAGGCGCCGCTCTGATATATCGATAGATCCCCGTTAGCATCGGTGTACCACGCTGCATCAATGCTGGTGTAGCTCAGGTCCGTGTAGGGATCAGCGTTCAGTCCCACCAAAACGCCCTTATTGGTCTGGCTACACTTCCACTCGGCAAACGCCACCGGGTAGCCGTTGATGCTCACAATGTCAGAGTCACCCCAGGCCGAGGGCCCGCCAATTTTCTGCGCGGTCGTATCGCTCACAGCGCAGTACCCGCGCGCAAGGAACGGAACCGGCGTCGCCGCGCCGTAGGGTGTGAATGTGAGATTTCGAATTGCGCCGCCCGGCGTTGCAAAGGCGCTGTCTAAGTAAAATGTTTGATTCGCCGCCGGCACCTCGCGGATGAGCGTACCGTTCTTTAGATAACGCACCGCCTTCCCGTCATAGGCAATCGAGAACACGTCGGAGGTTGTATAGGCCGTGCCGGTGTAGACCACTGCGCCCACCTCGAGAATGTCAGCCGTTCCCGTGGAGCGCAGATACCATGCAAAATCGAGCGATGTATGATCCTGCGTCGTGAGCGGATCGGTATTCAGTGCCACCATGAGCGCGGCGGTGGTTTGATCCGCTTGGAACGACAGAAACGCACCATTGCGAAAGGCTTCGTAGCTGTACGCGTCTGACTCCCAGTCATTGATTCCGCCGACTTTGCGAATGGTCGTTGCGCTGGCCGTGCAGGTCCCGCGAGTCACCCAGGGCACACTGGGCGCGGTCGTGAGCGGTCCAAATTTCAGATTCTTGGCCGATGCGCCGGGCGTGTAGAAGGATGAATCGATAAAGAACGTCGCGTTGATGCGCGCGACGCTCCGAACGAGCGCGCCATCTTTGTAATATTTCACTTGCTGCCCGTCATAGCGCACCTCCAACACCGTCGTGGTGGCATACGGGCCGGCGAGATCCAGAATGTTTGTGCCGCTCTCGACGATGCTCATCCGCCCGTCGGCGCGAGGCGCCCAGCCGTAGTCAATGGAGGTGTAATCGTCGGAGGATTCCGGATCGGCGTTCAGTCCGATGATAAATTCCGCCGCGAGCGTCGCGGGTTGGAAGCTTACAAACACGCCGCCGGCGTACGTCTCCTGCGACCAGAACGACGAATCCCACGCCGCCGCACCGGACACAAGCTTGGTCGCGCGCGTCGCATACAGCTCCAGCGTGCCTCTAAAGCGCATCCCGCCGAGCGCGGCACCCATGACACCCGCGTTCGCATCGAGCGGAGTAAACGAGGACGGCACCCGCCCGCGCTTGGTCCGCACCCAGAAGAAACGAACCGCGCCATCGGGAACGCGGACTGTCGTTAGATCAAACAATCCCTCCGCGACTTTGACCGCGTTGGCTCGGTTGTTATCTGCGGAGGCGTAGAGCTGGACCGTATCGAACGTATCCAGATCCGGCAGGCCCATATATACGTTGATGCCTTGCTCGATCGATTCCGTGTAAACGTAATTCACCGGCGCCGGCGCATCCCCGCCGGGATCTTCCGTCGGCACATCCTCGGCCGAGGGGATGTGCTGTATGACATGCGCGCTGCCTGAATAGGAACTGCCGGCGTTCGTCGTGAACTCCGGATCGGGATAGCCACGCATCGGTGAAAAGATGCGATCGCCGCCCGTGATGATCGTGTCATCCGGTGCCCATGCATTGGAGCGATAGGACGTGAGCGCGTTCGCCGCCGGCACCGGCACGCCGCCGGCATTCGCGCGGAATTTATTGTCAGAAAAATCGGGCACCGAGAAGGAGGCGCCGTCGAGCAATACATACATCGCGCCCGGCCCACCGCCGGCGCCCGCGCCCGGCCAGCGTTCGAGCGATTGCCCGCCGAGTGACACGATTAGCGGCACGGTGGGTGCGCTGGCGGCGCCACTCAGATCGATGACGCCATTGGCGCCGCAGGCCATGCCTCGCGTGATAATCAGCAATCCGGCGCCGCCGTTGGCCCCCGGCCCGCCGCGCGCTTCCGGCGGATACGGCAATACGTTGCTATTGCCTAGACGCCCGCCGGGCCCGCCGCCGGCACCGCGCAAGTCCTCCGGCAATCCGGTGAGCGTGCTAGCGCCGCTGACTGTTACTAACAATCGAGGCGCGCTTGCATGACGGCTGATTGTGAGATGCGGCGGCCATGTCGCATACACTTGGATAAACGCGCCCACGCCCGCGCGCGTGCGGATTCCATCATAGCCGCGCACCGTGCCCACATAGCCGGCATTGCCGGGAATGCTTTCCGTCGCGAAGGGCCCCTCTCCACGCAGCGACGACGGGAACGGCAGCGCGCGGCCATCATCCGCCACGCCGAGCAATCCCCCGCCGATACCATCGATCGCGCCATTGATCTGCAGGAAACCTCGCACACGCAGCTGGATATTCTTGGCCAGCCGCAGTGTCACGCCGGCATCGATCGTCAAATCGCCGAGGTAATAATAAATAGACGCGGCCTCGGTGGTCGAGTCTGCACCGGTGAGTACATTCGCCGCCGCCGTCAGATGGCCCGCCGTGATGGTGATGCCGGGGACCGTCTCTAGCGCGGTGCCTTCACTGCTGTAATAACTATCCGGGAGCGAGGTCGCGGCCTGCGTCGGTGCGTTGACACTCGGTTCTGCGGTCGAGGCGAACAGCTGCAGCGACACGCCGCCGCGTCGGTGATCCGTGGAGATGTTTTGAACTTCAAAGGCACGGTCGAGCGTGTTGTCGCCGGCCAGCCGCGAGAAATCTCTAACGTTGCGATAGCGGACGCGCACAACGTCACCGATCTCGATGCGGTTCAGTCCGTGGAGTACCTGCACTTGCATGCGCAACGGCGGGCCGGCGAATCGATCGCGGACCATATCGAGCATCGAGAAAATGACGCTATCGGTATGACGCCCGCCAAAGAGCCCGCGAAAATTCAACGTATGAGTCGGTGCCTCTCCGTGCACCGCGCGTGACTCGACATCGACATAAACGGTCGCGCGCCGGAATTCCTCGCCGTTCCAGCTCCAGTTAACCACGAACGCGTTATGCATCCCCGTCATATCGTGTTGCAGTTCGCCGACTTGTATCGAGTTGCTCTCATCGAGCGTCAGCGACGTGGCCGCGCTTTCACTCAATCGAATCATGCGACGCAGCCCGAGCGATCCGTCAGCGTATACGGGCAAGTAGACGCCGATCAGCAAACAAATCTCCTTTTCTATAAACCGTTTGCCATCGGTGGTTTTTAGCTCCTGAAAGCGCACGATGAATCCGGCGCTATCGTCTAACGGATTCCATAGATCGGCGCCGATGTTTGTGAAATCCTCGTCGGTCACCAAGGCCGGATCGATACCCAGATGCCAGCCCGACGGTAACGTCTGCGCGCTGCCCCACAGCTGGCCCGTGAGAATCGCGTACGCCAATTTCACAGCGGGCAATTCGAGATAAACGTATTCAATGACTTTTTCGCGACGGTCGACCGGCGTGGCCGGATTGATTTCATACGCGGCGGGCGTCGATCCGAAGACCCCGCGCGTGCAGCCCGTCAGCTGATTGCCGCTAATGTCTGTGTAGCGAATGATCTCGCTTTTTATTTTGATGTAACCGACGGTTGCGTTGGGCGCATCCGTCCAGCTACTACCGTGAGCTATGCGTTGCAGTCCCGCCGTGCTCGTGAGCGTGAGCGTGGTATCGGTGGCCGTGGCGGAGGCTGCGAGCGTTGTTTCGATCAGTTTGAATATCTCGCTGCGCAGCTCGCGTTGTATATCCAAGCATTCGATCTGATAGCGCCCGCCGTCATACCTGGCACCCTCGATAACCTGCGTCCCGACCAAAACGAAATCCTCGAACGCGAGTGATTCATAGCCCAGATAAAACTGCACGCGACGCCCGCGCAGGCCCGCGCTGTCGAGCAGTCGTTCCCGCACTTCGTCCGTGAACTGGCCGGCGAGATCAATCAAACCGAAAGACGCCGAGCCGATCTGCGCCGTTGCGGTATCGGGGTTGAGCTGTTGACTGGTAATTGTGGGCTCGCTTAATGCGCCCTCGATGACGGTGCCTGGAACGTTCTCGATGCCGGCGTGACTCGTGATGTATAGCGAGTCCACGTCATACATGATGGCCGCGACGAATCGCGGCGCTTTCGCAGTGGCTTGATCCAGTGCGGCGAAGGAATATGTGTCGGCTCTCATTGTTCGACCACCTCAACGCTGGCGGTCACCCAATCGCGCGCGAGGTCGCCGATCTCTAGATGTGAATCGAACGTGTAGCCGGTATCCGTGCGCGCGACGGTCACGGCGTCCTCGGTTTCTCCGTGCAGCGTCATACTGAATTGTTCACCGGATTCGGTGCTGTCTAGAAATTCCTGCAATGCCAGTATCGCGCTGCCCTGAATGGGTTCAAACGTCACATTCCAGAGGCGTTCGCCATGGAACCACAATGTTTCATGACGTCCCGACAGCGTTTTCTGTTGCACCTTCTCGACGCGCCGGCTGCGCGTGCGGGTCGTTGTATCGATCGACAATGTATATTCATTGCCCGCCACGTGCCCCGTGATCAGGGAGCGGCGCGCGATATAAACAATATTCATCCCGCCTCGCGGATCTCCTGCGCTTGTCGGCTCGATGGCGAGAACAGCACCACGTCTTTGTTATCTATTTCTCCGCGAATCGCATTGACGAGGTAGTCCACCGTCTCACGGGTTGAAAACAGATTGCCGTTGACGATCACTTGCACGGTGCGCCCGCCGCTGTCGGCCGGCTCCGCTTGCACCGGCTCGGGTTGCGTATGCACGGGATTCACCGGTGAGCCGATCGGCGCACCACCATGCGCGCCAATCTGTCGCATTTGTCCATAGCCAGTTGCGAGGATTAACGCGACCTGTGCGGCCCCCAGAGCTTTCATCATCGCGGCCATCGGCAGACCGGCGGGCCCGAGGGCCATCGCGGCGGTGACCGCAACCGCCGTGTTTTGAATCGCCTGTTGCACCGCTTGTGCCTTGTTGATAAGCACGAGCGCGCGCGCAACGTTCTCACTTTCACCGGCGAACGCTTGCAGCGCATTGAGTCCGGAATCCAATAATCCCTCCTTCATAAACGCCAGCGCCGTTGCTGCTTCCGTCTCCTTATCGAAGGTTTCATTAGCGTAGTGAACGGCCCGCTCATGTCGGTAGGCGAGATGCTTTTCAAGGTCAGCATCTAACGTCGTCTGGAACTCCGACTGTGATTCGATGTATGCCTCGTTAACCTGATCGGCCATTTGTTGCCAGCGCTCGTAACTGGCCCGGCGAACGGCGACGGTTTCTTCTAATCGTTTGTAAGCTTCGGCCAGCTCGTCAACCTTCTCACGTTCCTTCCTTAACGCATCCAGACTGATTTCCTCGACTTTGGACGTATCGAACAGTACGCCGCTCGCCGCATCCAGACGGGCCTTTTCGGCAGCGGACTTCGCTTTGCCGGCCTTATCCACCTCGGCCCAGTACTTGGCCGTTAACGTAGTGATTTCCTTGTCTAGCGCTGCAATCGCTTGTCTCGTTTTCTCTGCACCCATCGAGACGGCGTCAACGTCGTTCCGCGCCAGACTGGCGCGACGCTCGATTAACTTCGTCAGCTGATTGTCGATCTCTAGCGCTTTCTCCGGCGGTCCTAGAATCAACACACTCAACCCCGCGACCACCTTTGATCCCCACGCTAACGCGGTCTGCGTGAGGCGCTTGATGGCGGCGTCGGTCTGGTCGATTGCCTTGGCGGTTTCGCTCGATAGCGTGATGCCGAGCCGATCGGCTTCCGCCATCAAGTTAAATAATCCGGCACGGCCTTGTTCCAATAGCGGTAGCAGTGCGGGGCCCGCCGACTTGCCGAACAGTTCCACCGCCAACCGCGTGCGCCGTGCGGGGTCCTCGATCTTCGCGAACTCATCAGCGATACGCCCGAGCTGTTCTTCAATGGACACACCGCTCAGATCCTTCGCCGTGAGTCGGAATTGTTGCAATGTTTTAATGGCCTCGACGTTGCCGGTGGTCGCCTTGTCCATCACGACTTGGAATCTTTGGATGCCGGTCGTTAACGCACCGAGATCGGCATCGGCCAGCGTCGCGGCGTACTGCAATCGGCTGAATGTTTCTACTGCGAGCCCTGCACGGGCGGCGGCATCGGCAGTCGCGTCAGCGGCCTGCAGCGCAGATTTCGCGAAACCGAGAAACGCCGCGCCGGTCGCGATGCGCAGGCCACGTTGCACCACCGTGTTAAAGGATTCAAAACTACGCTCTACTTGTTTTACTGAACCCTCGACCGACTTCAGCGACGCATTGACGCGCTTCAGTTCAGCGGTGAATTTCGCAGTCTCTGCGGCAAAATCTATGCTAACTGTCGCGGCGGTTGCCATGGCGTTTCTTCCGTAAACGTTTGCGCTTCAATTGCTCGGTTTGTCGCGGCGTCAGGCGATTACGTTTGCTCTTGGTCTGTGGGAGAAATGTTTCTATCGGCACCGGCTTGGATCGCGTACCGGTGCTGGCGCGAATCGCGTTAACAACGCTCGCGGTCCCGACGGCATGACGCCAATTCAACATGGGATAGCCGAAGGGCTCAGTGTCCGCGTATGCAATCCATGTAGTAAATTCCGCGGAACTCATCCGCTCCTGGAGATCCTCGACGGTGAACCCGAGGGCCAGCGCGAGGCGATGCCAGAACAAACATTCGGCATCGCCGGCTATTTTTTTTCGGCGTCCTCGACGCTGTTCTGTGCCATGCCGGACAGCCGCAGGATTTCACGAACCACGGTCGTGACATCCTCGACGCACCAATCCGCCACCGCGATGAGTCCCGCCTCGATGTCGTCAAACAGTGCGTGGCCCTGCTCATCACACAAGGCCAGTGCGATGACTCGTTGATCCCCGAGCAGCACGGCCCCGCTGTTGTCCGTCTGCTGTTCACGCAACCACGTGTAATAGTCCGCGCGCTCGCGCCCGGTGAGCCCGCGCACGTGTATCGTGCCCTCGCTGGTATTGATATCGCAGCGTGCACGACGGGCGCGCAATCGCTCGACCACATCGCGCGCACTCATGCGGCGCTAGCCAGCGGGGCGTCCGTGCGCTTCTCCGTGCGCTTGCGTGTCAGCACGGCGGGCGTAACAGTCACGCCGCCATCGATGGCCAACGTGAAATTCGCGCGGCTCTCCGTTGCTTCATCCTCGGCCGTAATGGGTTCTTCGGCCCAGTTGCTCAAGAACGCGACGAAATCCAATCGTCGACCGTCCGCGTAATCGATATACCAATTGCGCTTAACCGCTTCGGCGGCGCTGGCATCCGCAAACATATCGTTGTGGGTGGTTTCATCCCAATCGACCACGACGTTCCCTTCGACAGTTTGATCTGTTAATTTTCCGCCAATCGATCGGCGTTGCCGATCATTGGTGACATTGAAGTACGACGTTTCGCGGCTGTACGCGGGCACACCGATTTCGCCGGTCAGCGCGACTTCTTCGAACGTGTCCGTGGCGGGGTCCGGCAATGGCACGAGTACGGACTGCCCCATAAACAAGCGACCATCATTTGATGAGGTATACACGGCCTTATCCTCCTGGCGAGTGCAGAAAGCGAAACTGCGCAGTGATCCACCGGCGGCGCGAATCGCCGTCGATTTCGGTGACGTGATCGGGAAAAGCGATGCAGCGGCAGTCGTGAATGAGCGTGTCACCCATTACGCCGCGAAATCCGTGCAGCGTGGTTCTCAACACAGACATGATCGGGTAGCTGTCCGCATGCGATGCGCCCAGTACGTTTGTTTCAAACGTCGAGCGCTCCCACAGTGCGCGCCCGCCGGTACTGATCGGTTGCTCGCCGCCCGCACGACGCAACACGATGAGCGGCATGGCGGCCTCTTGCGGCGAAGACTCCAGATGGACGCGTGAGCCGGCCGGTGTGTTGAGCGCGATCACGAAATCGAGCAGGTCCGTATCGATCATGACGCGCTGCTCTGCTGGCGGGCCTGACGTTTGGTCGCGCGCTCGATGCCGAGGCCCATTTCGCGAACAAATATTCCAATCGCGTTGTTTGTTTCGGCATGCAACGCGGGCGCGAGAAATGGCCGTGCCGCGATCTGGCGCCCGCTGCGATGTTTGAAGCCGCGCTCGATCAGATGCCCGTACCAGATGCCACCAATGCGACGACGGTAGGCGAGGTTGTACAACGCAATCGCCGTACGATTGCCAGCCATCGGCATAACCTGCACCGTGAAGCGCCCGCCCAGCGGCGGCAGAAGTACAGTCGGCCGGTTCTGTTGGCCGACGACGAAGCGCATGCCGAGCGATTTTTGTAATGCGCCGGAACCGCGCGTCAGCGCCGCCGCGTTCGCTTTCGCCCGCGCAAGTATCGGTTCATTAGCTTTCAGCATGGACCGGCGCAGTACTTTCGTGCCGTCCTTGCTGCCGAGGCGGAGCATTGCTTCTTCCGCATCCTGCAGGCCGGTGACTTCGATTTTCATCCGACGTCCTCATCATGCTGGATCACCACGAATTCCAGTTCACGGCGGCGCCCGCTCGGGTCGGCAATGGCCTGGATGTCGTGGATCGCGCCGTCGATGAGCACGCGATCACTGGTTCGCACTTGCGCGAGCGCGGCAGACCATCGGCAGATCAAACGAAAGGACTGCTGGGATTGCGCTTGCAGCGCGGCGAAAAATTCGCGGGCATTGAGCGCGCGCTGTTCTGCTCGTGCGCGCGCGATCTCGATCCATTCGCCGGCCAGCTCGTTATATTCATTGCGCGTGTCGTCGCGCCGTTCGAACACGGCCGAACGGGTAAGCGAGCCTGCGCGAATAGTCACATTTCATCCGTCGTGCGGATCTTCCGTGTAACGCTCCTGCCATTCGGCCAGCAGTAAGACGGCCAGCCGATCATAAGAAATGGTCGCTCCGTCGCTCAGTTGCGGACACACGGCATGGACTTCTTCTGCGATCATTCCAATCTGTTCCTGGCTGTCATCGGCCAGCAGTCGATAAAAGATCGGCCGCAATTTGGATAGTAGCTCGCGGAGCTGCGACGGCTTGCCGGTCTCACGTTTCAGAGCGCGGCTAGACATGACATTAAAAGCCGGTGCATTGACGGTATAGTCACTCTGCGCAACAGCGGCCGCCGTTCGATATATCAACCATTTCGCATCGAGCTGGAGGTGAATTCCACAGCTCGTACCGTTCGACATGAATATGGGATTGGCGCCGCCATCGACGATGGCCAGACCGTGATAGCCGTTGCTGGCACCGGAGATGAATGCCGATCCGTAATTGATGCCACCGCCCGCCGTGTTGAACGAGATAACGCGATTGAGTGCGGCGTTATCCCAGCGGTCACCGCGCAGCGCAGGCGCCTGCCACGTTGGCGCAGCACTCGCGCCGTTCGAACACAACGCTTGGCCAGCGGAGCCGGCGCCGCCGGCAAGTAACCATTGACCGGTCGCATCGATGCGCAGTCGCTCGGTGAGCGCTGCATTCCCCGTCTTGAGATAGATTGCACCACCCGTGCCGCTACTCGCGAGGCCGCCTTGTATCGTCGCATTGCCGCCTGCAAACGCGCCGCTCAACACGTTGCCGCCGCTGAGAATGGCATGCCCGCCGCCCTGGTTGGCGACGGTCGCATTGGCGCCCATGAAATTCGCAGTGCCGCCCGCGCCGGTGGTCAGCGTTCCGGATTGAATAGTGATGTTGGGAGTGTTGGAACTCTGCGCGCCGCGAATCACGCCCGCGACCGACGCGCCGCCGATGGTCAGCGTGTTGTTTGTCGCGTCATAGGAAAGGTCCACGTCCGCCGCGAAGACGCCGGCGGCGTTGTATTGAATTTGCCCGTTTGAACCCGCCGCCGCCGCCGTCCCCGCTGCCCAGATCGGCGGCGATGCGCTGCCTTGTGAGGTGAGCACTTGCCCGCTCGTGCCGGGACTGCCGCCCACCTCCCACACGCCTGCGCCCGATATTTGTAATCTTGTGACATCGAATGTTCGCACGCGAAACGAACCGCTGTTCGCAGTCGAGCTGGACTTGCCCGCTGCCAGCGTGATCCATCCCGCGGCGCCGGTGCCCGAGTCGCCGCCGTTGATAGTTACAGCACCGCCGATGCCGGAGGTGAGACCATCGCCCGCGTAGATCAACGCATCGCCGCCGCCGTTGCCGGCGCCGACACCGTCGGCCGCGACGAGCTGAGCATAACCGCCGGTGCCGTTGATCGGATCGCCGCCGCGCAGGATGGCCGGGCCGCCGGTGCCGGTGCCGGCCGCCGTGCCGCCTTTGATGTTTAGCGCGCCGGCGCTCCCGGAGACGGCGGGCGTCAGCGTAATGGTCGAAGCGACCGTCGCGAGTCGCATTGTTTTCGTGGCGTTGTCCCAGGTGAGATCGGCGCTACCGGCAAACGCACCGGCATTGTTATATTGGATATTTGTATTTGCACCGCCAGGCACACCGCCACCGCCGCCGCTGCCGATCGGCGCATACAGCACATCGCCGCGCGCCTGCGTTAGGTACTGCGGGTGGTCATCGTCCGCGAGACCGGCCAGCGCGCCGTGATCCGATGCCGCGCCCGCGCCGATGTACGTCGTAAACGGATTGTCTATTTGCGTCGCGACCGCCGCGCCGCGCTGAAAAATGATCTTCGCGACAAAAACGGAATGCCAGTACTGCAAGTTAGCGGGGAGCGATGCCGGCAGCCCGATGGCCTGCGCCTGCGCAAGCGTGTAGTCCCCCTGCCCATACAGCAGTATCAAATTGCTATCCACATCACGGAACACCCAATGCACGCCGTATCGGTTGCTGCTGAGCGTGGCCAGCGCGCCGGTGCCATTGTCGTATTGCGTGTTATTCCATTGCGTCTGAGCGGGGACCGCCGTCCATCCACCGGCGCCGTTGCGGTGGTAGGTCTCGAATGTGTCACCGCTCGCGGTGTTGCGCGCGGACAAGGCATATTCATTTAACCCGCTGAACACCGTACCGGCCGTGTTGACGAGATTGCGCGCACCGGTTTCGGAGGTCGCAAGGCCCTGCACGTGATCGACGCCGCGCGCTAGAAACAAATAGCGCGACACGAGGCGCGAAACATTGCCGGCAGGCACGGTCCCCTGCGTCACCCAAACATTAGTGCCACTGCGCGCGACGCCGCCCAGCAGGGACCGGTCGTACCGATTCCCGAGGGTCGTTGTGAGTAGAACGATCGGCGTTCCCGCGTTGTAATCAATCAGCACGTACGTGAGTACGTTGTCGCCGATCGGCTGCGCAAGGACTTCGCTCCACGTGACGTCAACGACGGGTGCATTCGGATCATTCGCTGTTCGCAGGAACCCGGCACCCGCCGAAACGTTGACGGTCCCTCCTGCGCCGGCTGAAATGACGCCGCCGCTCAGAATGCTCGGCCCGGAGTTTTCATCCTTGACCATGTACTGCGGGTGGTCACCGTCCAGCAGCCCGGTCAGTGCGCCGTGATCGCTCGTTCCGCCAGCGGGCCCTGGTTCGCCCGGTTCGCCCTGCGGCCCTGGCGGGCCTTGCGTGCCGGCAATGCCGGGGATGCCTTGCGGGCCGCGTAGCGTGTCCAAGACTGTCGTCGGCGGTTGCGGAATAACCGTCACGATCGTTTGCGCGGGAGTCGTGACTACGCTGGTGACGCCGTTGGTCATGGATCTCTCGTGGCTTCTGGCGATAGCGTCACGCCCCCTTGAACAAGCCGCGTGACTTCGACCCCGGTGACCATTTCGAGGTCGTATACTCCGGTCGCACCAACGAGCGCTTCGGTGTCTGCGGCGCTAATCTGTAAATCAATGCGGCCCGGCTCGGCGTCGGTCGTGAGCGCAATGCGACCGTTTTCTGTGGTGAGTTCCAACAGCAACGTGCCGCCGCCGTTGGCACCGGGCGCTCTAATTTTCATCCGTGCCGTGTATCCCGTGAGATCCACCGGCACGGGCGGCTCGCCGACTTGCCAGTACAGCGTGTGTTGCCACGTCGCGCCCTTCTCGATGTACAGCTCCAGCTTGCCGGCAGGCATCGCTACACCCCCAGCCCTAAGCGATACGGATACAAAAGATTTTCAACCGTTGGCAACGTGCTCGATATTGTTCCGATCACGATTGATTCGCGCTGGGACACGGGGTCGGCGACGTAGTACAGCACGGCCAACCGGATCGCCGCTGCATACGCGGCGGGGTCGATCACATCCGGCGGCGCGATCGGATCTAACAATTCCGTCAAGGAACGATTCAGATACGACGCGACGCGCGCCTCGGCGGCGTCGATGTAGAGCTGTAACAGCGCGTCCGATACTTCCGTTGTGATATTGCAATGCTCGCGCGCCATCCCCAAAGAGATATACATTTGTTACTTTCGGCGTGTCGTCCGGTCCTCGGTATCGCTGCCAGTGGTCGTGGTGGTCTTCGTTGTCGGCGGCGGCTGCATCTTGTTTCTGTGCGCCGGCGATTCCTTTTCGTGCGTCTCTGCCGCTGGCGCATCGCTCGCATCATCGCCGCCCACGCTGACCAATCCGCGCTTACTCCACGCGCGCGCTTCGGTCTCGCTCGCGTCCTCGATCTTCTGCCCTTTCTTTACCGAGCCGTGCTCGGTCGAATAAAACGGCCGTTTAGCTATAACGGTAGGCATGGTGAACACCTCTAAAAAAAGGGGGGCCTGCGCCCCCCGTCACTCAACCTTGGCAATGTTTGTTACGGAATCACGACGGTAAACACGCCGGTCACGAACGCGAGCGGCACGTAGATTGCGAGCACCAATCTTTCCTCGGCGCGGATCGTGATCATATTTTTGATGAAATTGTCGCGGTCTTCCGAGCTAAGCAGCACGTTCGCATCCTCGCGGTCGAGGATTTGCGCGCCCGTGCGGAACGGCCCGACGAGGAAATTATCAATGGGCATCGCGACGGATTCCACGACAGGCTTACCCCACAGCGTTGCGCCCATTTCGCTCGCGGCGGTCGTGAACAAATAACGGCCCTGGCTATCCTTCTGCAGTTCGATGGACGCCCAGTCCGCGGGGTTGAGTACGATGCCCGTCGGGACGTGGTTAGTGAGTTGAGATTGCAGCAACGCCAGCCGCAACATATCCACCTTTGTGACGGGCGCCGGAATCGTGATCGGTGCGGTGTAATCCGCCGCGACCGTCATGAGCCCTTCGAGGTCGTTCCCCGTACCGGAACCAGTGAGCAACTGCCGATCCTCGACTTCCGCCAGTCCCGATAACAGCACTTCATTGATGTAACTTTGTAAGTAGGGCACATCGTCCATGATTTGTTTGCTAGCGGGAATCCAGTGCGCCAACGTTTTCACGCCCGCAGTGACTTCCTCGAACGTCACCGTCGATTCCGGCTTCTGTCCGGCCTCCGGCACGGAGGCCGCGTTATTCGTGCGTGACAGCTCGCGCGGGTAGATGATCGCGTTCGAGGACGTACGGCCCGGTGCAATCAGACTTCGCACGCGTGCCGGATACGGCGGCGGCGAGACTAACGGCAATCGCGCCGGCGCGACGAGCACACCACCGGCGCCCGGCGTGATGCTTGTGATGGCCTTGACTGCAACGCGCGCCTTGCCGGCCATGCCGCCGCGCGTCCACAGTCGGAAATCCTCGCTATCTGTTACCTGCTGGCCGACGCTCGGCGGCGGCGCATTGTCGGCGCCGTCGTGGATGCCCTTGACGATTTTCTGTTCCACTTCGCTCAGTCGTGCCTGGAGTTCCGTTTGTTTGATCAGCAGTTTATCCACCGCGTCCTTGGTCCCGCGCGACAGCTCGCCGGTTTCGCGAATCTGGTTTTGCGCATCGACCGCGAAACGTTTGATTTCGGCCGTCGTGGATTTGTACTCCGCTAATACTTGCTGCAGTTCCTCGTGCGGCGTCGGCTGTGCGCCGCCGGCTTCTTTGACGCGCAGTAAGCCGCGCGCGGCGCGCATCGCGCCCGCTGAATCCGTGTTCATTGATGTTCCCTCGCTAAAACGTTGGTAGTACGAATCCGCCATCGTCGCGGGCGGACCGAATGAATTCGCCGAACATCCCGCCGTCGCCCAAGTCCCCTCGGTGCGATAGCAGCGATCGGAAACCGCGCGCGGCGATCGCGGCGGCTTCCACACGTGAGAAGCCCAGCTCCCGCTGTGCTTGCTCGAATTCTCGGAGGCTCGGCAATCCACCGTGCGCCAGCTTTGAGCGCACGGCATCGATGCGCGCCTCATCATTGGCCGGGAATGTCACGACGGACACTTCGCGTAGATCAACTTTGGTCAGCGTGAGTATCCGGTCCTTTTCGTTCCAACTTTCACCTTCGACGTAATAGCCGATGGATAGACCAGATACGATGCTTCTTTTCATCGTCGCGTAGGCGATCGCGGCCTGCGGGATCTCGTCTTTCAGCAGGTAGCCGCGAACATACAAACCGCGCTCATCCTCCATCAGCTCGTCATACCCGCCGATCGGCTCCGAGACTTGGTGATGCCATAGCGCGGGCAACGTGCGGCCGGCGGCTTTGATCGCGGCGAGCGATTCGGTGAACGCACCGGGCGCGACGACTTCGCGGTAACTGTCGACCACACCAAACACGGAGGCATAACCGGTGAACACGCCCTCGCCGGTCATTTCTTCCAGCTTGAATTGCATGTCGGTCGCGCGGTAACGCCGCGTCCCGCCGTCCTTCTGGTTGATCATCGGTTGCGCTCCATGAATGCCGCGAGCGCATCTCGTAACTTCGCGCTTGCGGGTTCTGAATCATTCGCCAATTGATCGATTGCAATCAGATTGCTTTGTACGGTCAGCACATCGGCGCCTTCCATCGCGGGGCGATTCTCCAGCGCGCGCACTTCGTTTCGCGTCATCCAGCCGTTTTGCAACGCTTGGGAATAGAACGATGCGCGCCCCGCGCTGTCGGAGCGCATCAGTCCATCAATCGAGAATTCCGCGAAATACGTCAGCCGCTCGGCGGGCGTGAGCAAACATCGCTTGATGGCCTGCTCGATGCGCGTCAGCCACGGGCGCAGTGAGAACGTGAGAAATCCGATCATCTGTTGCTCGATCCCGGAACCCCACGACGTACTCTTTTCCGAATGCCCGACCATGAACGGCGGCACCCGGAACCAGCGGCAGATCTCCTCCACACTGAATGCGCGCGTCTCTAACAGCTGCGCGTCTTCCGGCTTAATGGTGAGCTGGTCGTAGCGCATGCCGGATTCCGCGACGAAGGTTTTGCCCGCGTTCGCAGCGCCGGTGAAGCTCTCCATGCTTGCGCGCAGTAGATCGCGTTGCGTGGTCGACAGCACTTTGTCGACGTAAAGAACGCCGCTCGCCTGCATGCCATTTGAAAATATCCGTCCGGCGGAATATTCCGCCGCCATCGCCGCGCCAAACACGTTGGCCCCGTATGCGACCGCAGACAAACCAAATTGACCGTCAACGCTGAACGCCGGGATGTGAAATAAGCGTTCTTCCGGGATCACGCGCCGCGCGTTGCTGTGCTCAACATAGGTCCACTCGATGCGGCCATTCGGGAGCCGGCGCCGCAGGATTCGATCCGGCAATAGAAATCGAAGCGCTACCACCGTATCCCCTGACATGAGTTTCTCTGCGGTGCCGTCGCCCCAGAGCAGCATTGCCGACATCATGCATTCCCAAAACTGCGCCGCTGTCATATCGCCATTTGGTTGCGAATGGAGCAACTGATACAGATTGTGATTACGCGCCGGCTCGCGTTCAGACTCGCCGACGCGCTGATAAAACTGGCACGGCAATGTTGAGATGGTTTCGGCCAGCAATCGCACGCATGCCCAGACGGTGGATAGCTGCAGCGCCTTATCGACCGTGACGTACTGCCCGGACGTGGAGCTGTTGCCCACACTCTGCCAGTACGATGGATCGCTTACCGTGAGCGGCGCGACGCCGAGCCAGCGTGCGAGTGCTGACTTCACTCGCCCCGGTCTCGTCGCTGGCGCGTTCATGCGACGATCGGATTACTCAGGAAGCCTGCAACGTCACCGCCGTCGTGACTGGCAGCCAGCCCGAAGGCCATCAACAGCGCGACCATGGAATCGATCTTGTCGGCTGATCGTTTCTTGTCCGGTTTCATGTTGAGGTTTCCGTCCGAGATCGCGATCAGATTCGACGCGCACCACTGCAGCACGGGATCGGCGCCATGGCGCAGTGATCCCACCATGTAAGCGTGTTCCAATGTTCTCATCGCGGGACTGTAGTTCCGCATCGTCTGCGCGAACTGAAACAACGGCACGCCGTTCGCTTGCAGATCCGATGCAAACTTGTGCGCGCCCCACGGGTCGTATGCGACCGCGCGCGGCGTGAAGCGTTCGCAATCGGCCAGGATGCGCGCCTCGACGACGCCAAAATCGGTGCAGTTGCCTTCCGTCATTTCGATATGCCCGGATTGAACCCAAGAAACATACGGCGCGGTGCCACGCTCGGTACGCGCGCGAACGGCATCGCGCGGTACCCATTGCCGCCCCCACGTGTAGAACGTTTCATCTTTGAGCCACAGCAGCCGCCATGCCGTTAGGTCCTCATTCGAGGCCAGATCAAACGCCGCCCAGCAGGGGCAGCCGGCCAATTCATCCAACGGCACGGCGCCCGCACACTTGCGCCAGCGCGTCAGATTGATCCAGCCGCGCGCCGTCTCGCTGCGTCGGTTCAGCCTTTTGATTCTGAATTCAGCGTGCGCGCCGGGCTTCTGTTGCGCGTCGATCGCTTCGCGGGCGATGGCGGCGCCGAGCTGAGGACTCGACGGCATCAATGGATTTGCTTTGATCCACGACGATTCGTTGAAATCGTCATCGTCATCATCGACGCTAAAGATACATGCCAAGTAGTGGTCCGCTTCTACGATGCCGCTCAACACGTGTTGAGCAAAGTTCCGTTCCTCCGCCCACGGCCCCGGCGATTCATAGCCCTCGGTCGTGGTAAAGAGGAACAACGGATTTGGCCGCGCACCGGCCGCGCTGACTAACACATTCCGAAGATCGTGCGTCTTATGCGCGTGCAGCTCATCGAACACGAACGCGGACGGGTTCAATCCGTCCTGCGAGCTGGCCTTCGCGTTGATCGGCTTGAACACGCCGCCGACTTCATAGCGCGCAATGGAATTCGCGAATGTTTCCAGATCAAAGGCAGCGCGCAGACCGGATAACTGATCGACCATCCGCCGCGCGATCTGCCACACGATGCGTGCTTGCGCGCCGGTGGTCGCGGCGGAATATATCTGCGGGCCGCGCTCTGGCTCGCAACACAAAACATACAGCAGGATTGCTGCCGCCAATGTGGACTTGGCATTCTTGCGCGCCACGCACAGCAGTGCATAGGTGAAGCGTCGACCGCCGTCGTGATTGCGGAAACCGAACAACGCGACGAGAAAAAATATCTGGAACGGCTGCAGACAGATCGTCGCGCTGCTCCATGTTCCTTCGACGTGCGGCAGTTGCTCAATGAACTTGCATGCATGATTCGCACGCGCCGCGCTGAATAGATACGGCGCGCGCTTGCGCTGCGCGAGTCTCAAGTCCTTTAAAAACCGTCTCGAGCAGAGCCGAATCCATTCGCCGCTATGTCGGTGCTTTCGATCGGCTATCGCGTCCTCGGCGAACGCAATCGCGATCATCACATAGTCAGTCGTCGTCGTTGATCGACTTGAGATCGTCAAAGACATTGGCGCTGCGCGTCCGTTCCAATCTCACACGCGTGCGCGACGAGGGCGTGAACCCCATTTCGGACGCGGCCTTCAACATGATCAACGCTTGTTTGTTTTGTATCGCTAGAAACGGGTTTTGTATCCAAGCGCCATTTTCGCCGACGCGCACGAGCGCGCCGTGCTTCGCAACTTTCTGCGAGGCGGCGCGGTGCAGGTCTTCGGCGACCACCCAGATACTCAAGATTGATTGATCTAAATTCTTGAGCAAACCTTGCGGAGCATTCGCGATCGCGAAGCGCCAACCGTCTTGCTGGCTGTCCGTCATCCAGCTCGGCGCGTCGGTCAGGTCGCCGGTCGGTTGAGGCTCGCTGTCGTTGAGCGGTCGGTGCCCGGCGTTGCCATCCAGGACCCGAAGGAAAGTCGGCTTAGGTTTACGGCCGCGCACGGAATCAGTCCTCACGTTGCGAATGGATGTTTGTGGATGCGTCGCTGCGCGCGTAGGGAATTAACCGCTCGATCGGCCACCGTTCGACGTGAGTCCGCTGGCCAAGGCTGGCGGCGGCGTTCATTCGGCCTATCCCGTGTTTTTTATTTGCCGGACCCGAGGGTTTTTCCGCGGGTGCAAAAATTCGACTTCGAAGGGGTTCTGGGGGGGGGTCGGTAGACTTCCGACCCACCCCCC